CAAGATTTCCACTTCCATCTGCTTTATAAAGAACGGTTGCATGCGGTACAGCATCACCTCTTTTACCGGCGCCGGACAACGCGCTAGTTACCGAATATAAGTCTTTGCCTTTTTCTTGAAGGAGATTGTAGATCTTGCCTTGATCCAAAACTTTAGCGCCAATACTCCCTAAGCCTCCACCAGCCGATCTTTGATATTGAGTTGGGTTTTCAATGCCTGCAGCTTTAGCAGCGTTAATAAAATCTTGGTCACTTGCACTATGGCCAGTTAATGTTTTAAAACCTGTGCCGCCCATGCCTTCAATGTTTGATACAATGCCAAAATTACCTGCGCCGGTTAATACTCTAGCCGCATCAGATTTTTCACCCCAACCTGCGCTATAAAGTTTGTCACGAATATCTGAATTAAAAGACGTTACTTCATTACTGCGATCTTTTCCATACCTAAACTGCTGATCAATAATAGATTGATTAAGAGTAGGGAACTGGCTATTACTACTTGATGAAGAAGCTTGCGACAATGGTGCAGCTTGTTCTTGCTGCTGAGGCTGTTCTTGCTGCTGGGGTTGTTCTTGCTGCTGCTCTTGCTGTTGGCGTTCTTCTGCCTGCCGTGCGGCAGCTAATTGCGTTTGCAAATTTCTAACTTGGCTTTGATAAGTTGTGCGTTGCCCAGCAGTACCAAGACTGTTGCCGCCTCTAGCTATCTCAGCCAGTTTGCTATTTAAAGAATCAATTTGCGCTTGTATGTCAGCAGAAGAAGCCATCGTTCAACCTAATAGTTTAATCGTACAGGTGTAATAGACATAATACCAACTAGTGCAGATGCCCAATCTTGCCATGACATAAAATTTCTAGGGTCAGGCACGCCTGATTCAACAAAATACCCAATGCCTTGCATGCCGGAAGCCCAATCACGCCACTTAGCTTCAGGCACGGTGCCTAACTGATTAGAGGCAAACAGCTCAGCCATCAATGCGCACCACTGATCCCATGTCATATTGCGTGGGTCATACGTAACCATTATGGATTACCTGTACTACGTTCATCACCAAGATCTACGCTTAATAATAAGCAACCTTGTTGATAGGTACCATTGAAAGTATTACTTGTAAAACGTAATCGCATCTCACGGCGTTGCTCACGCATATCAATCTTTAACGTAGTTGAGTCAAACGTGTAAGGGTCAGATGGCTGATCTGTATCATCCGCGTAGCCTTTACCTGTTACTACAACACTCATTTCACCTTGCTGCACAAAGTCCGGCTCAATACGCTCTAATCTAATATACCTATTCTCACCTACTGGTGCTTTTACACCGGGGCCACCATTAACCCAACCAAGGCTATTAGTTTCAAAATAGGATTCTACGGCGTTAACGTTAGTTAGATATACCTCATTGACACCAGTCTCATGCTGCCATAGCGCATACTTACCTGCGGAGTCAGCCGTGTTACCTGCCCAAATAGGATTTCTAAATACCTCTGAGAATGTACCGGCTGAGCGACGAGCACCTAAAGCTTGCCCAGCGTCATACCATACTTTATCACGCACGTTTAAAATAACAGCATCGGTACATTCAGTGGCATCGCCTTTAGGGTAGAACCACCAGATCTCACCCCAACGTGGGATTTTTGCAGCCCATACTTTTTGTCGTTGCGCGTAGTTTAGATTATCAAAAAAGTAGTTAATATTGACATCATTCACAATTTCTTGAACAACACCATTATAAGCCAAGAAGCGGTCAACGCCACACCAGTAAATAATGCCATCATACTCAATAACTGACTGAGAAGATAGTATAGAAGACTGCCCAGAAATTGTATCGTAACGCCAATATAAAGTCTCAGCGCCTACTGTTTGTGGCGCGTAAGTTACACGAATCAAAGAATCCAAAGACCAGAATAAGCCGGCAGGTGATGTAGTACCACCTCGCAATGCCATGCCTTTAACTATCTTTGTGGCTGATACGTTATTACTATTGGAGTCTGCGCTTACCCAGTTTGTAAAGTCACCTGCTGCGCAATTTTGTAAAAGGCCATTATTGCCATACACAAACATGTATGGGTAAAGCATAACTGCGCCACCAGATACAGAGATGTTATTATCAAACTTAATGCTTACGCCTGATTGCACAGTCATTGCTGGGCCAGTTGTTGTAACTGTAGTTGTGCTACCTACAACTACAACATTACTAACTGTCACACCTGCAGGTATATACGTTGTAGCAGTAACAGTTTGGCCTATGCCAATTCTAAAATCTGCTACAGCAATAACAATCGTTGTGCCTGCAGTGATATTGCCTGTAAGAGTAAATGTACCGACCGCGCTTAATGCACCACCGGGGAAAGTACCGGTTAGCACCGGCGTATTGATCTCATTATCAATGTGCAATAAGTTCTTACCCGGGTGGGCAATCAACTGCAACGTGTCTGTGCCATTGGCGTCAAAGCCAATATCAAACTGCCATAGATTCTCAGTACTAGCAGTAAAATTATTGAGAGTTATATTGGTAGGTCCTGAGCCTACACCATCATCGTCATCAACCTGCCACTGTTGTAAATAACTTGCAGATCCAGAATAGACGTAGTTAATACCATTCTGTGATTGCATAATCATGCCACGGCTAATCTCAGCAGCATTAAGAAAAATGCCACGATAGCCACCTATTTTACGAGCACGACCACGTTGCCAACGCACCCATCGTCCATCCACATGCATAGGCGAGTCAAACTCAGTACCATCCCGCTGAATGCCAGCAGGAACGGTTAAGGATACAACTTTAGCGGTCAAAACGTGCCTCCAGCAATCCCGTTTGTGGCTGTAAAACCTGTAGCGGTGAAAGAGCCTGCCAAAGCATTACCAATAACAAAACCTAGTGTGCCAGATGAAGGCAGATATAAACCAGAATTGGCGTCACCTGAAAACTTAAGCGAAGGCACAGCCAAAGAGCCATTACCTAATGTAAGAGCAGTAATAGAACTAGCTGAGCCTGATGCTGCGTTGTATACGTTGGTGCCATCACAAATAAGCACCAATGAGTTGCCTTGCGGCACAACCACTGTGGCGCCACCTACCACTGCAGTTTTCATCGTAAATGAGAACGCGCCAGTCGTATTATTGGTAACAGTATATAACTGTACTGTTGAAGGCACAACCACAATTTGATTACTGGTTAAAATACCAGAGTAGCCTTGTATGGTATTAGATGCCTGTGCTGAAGTAAGTGTTAGAGTCCCACCAGTGACGTTCAATGCCAATTGAGTATAGGCAAAAGCATTGGATCGCCCATAACCAAAGGTATTCCACCCAGTGCCATTGCTAACAATAACCAAAGACTCAGTCAGTTGCAATTGCTGTGAAGCATTACCATTAATAGTATCAGTACCTTGTGGCGTCAAAGTTAAGATGCCTGAGCCATTGTTGGCAATCATGCAAAACCAGTTATTACCTACACTGGCTGCAGATGGTAAAGCAAACGCGCCTACGCCACCTGCCCATACAGCAAACTCAGCTCTATCTGCTGCAGCCAATGTCGCGTTTGAGTAGTAAGTAACTACACTATAGGCTTGGTTAAGAGTTGTACTTAATGCCGTTAAACCATAACCTGCCAATGTTGCAGCGTTTGCAGCAGATGTGCCTGCGCCAAAAGTAACAGATACCCACGTACCTGCCAGCGTAGAATTATTGGTAAGGTAGATATACTTAGAAATACCTGAAGCAATTGAAGTAATGGTACTACCATCACTCTTTACAACAGTAAATGACGTAGCGCCAACGTTATTGATAAGAACAGACTGCCCCACTGATACTTGAGTGGCAGCAGGCAAATATAGCTTTAAGTTAGCTGCAGACGCTGTTATATCAATAATGTTTGCAACAACTAAATTATCATTGCCATTAACAGGCCATTGCAATATTGTGTCTGTGGCAATCGTTAAGCTTTCATACCCAACCTGAGAAGGTTGAATAGTTTGGCCAGTAAAAGGATTGACGTAGCTAGGCATAATTAACTTTCTTTAGCAATCGCTTGACGATCGGCAAGACGAAGATCATCTTCGAGTTTCAACGCAGACAGCGCCTGATTATATTTTTCTTGGAAGATTTGTCGTGTGTCATTCTTCAAAAAAGGCATTGCTTGCAGCAATGTACCAAAGAGCATTGCATTTGGCGCGTTTTGTGTAATCCAATTGGTTTGATTGGACGACGACAGTGGCGCAATTCTTTCATAAAAAAGAATCTCAACTGCCAATGCAGTAGGAGGTGTAGGTGCTATAAGCCAATGCTCATAGTCGTAATCAGCATAATACTTAGGCGCAGCGGTTGATGTGGCATTAGGCCAGTAAGCTTTTAAGTACTCGTATTTGCGCAAAAGAATAGGCTGCTTTTGACCTAAGGCGTCTGTGTAGCTCATGGAGACAGTCTTGCGCCATCTTGCAGGCTTTGCCAATACAGGATTGCTTGCCACAAAATTAGTCTCTACCACTTGCATTTGCCCCAGCGTTTTAATTTGCTGCGCAATCTCAAACTCGCAAAGAGTAATAAACGTGGGGATTTGATTGACTACGGCTTCGTCTTGCCGTTCAAGATATTGCTTGACAGTCTCAATGAGAGAGTCATAGGTGAGCACAAAGGAAACAGTCATTTTATACCCTCAACCTGTACTCTGTCATTATAAATCCAATTTGCGAAAAGAGCTGACATTTTATGCCGCCCTGCCTAGGTACAAGGCACGTTCATCTTTGCGGCGGTTCTCAAGGCCTCGCAAGACCTTCCCAGCAGCTTTACAATATTTTAAAAACTCGTCTGCTGCGCCAGCGTAATCGCTACGATTATGCCTTTGACGAAGCGTTGAGCGTTGAAGGGTACCTAAGCCTACATTAAAGCTAAAGCTGACCAAAGCGTCCATCCAGCCTTGGCGAGTGCCAGCACTAGGACAATATTTAAGAACTCCACGCTCAAACCTTTCAAGGTCTTTTGCAAGTATGGCATCGACTTCTTCCATCGTAAATACACGGTTCCAGCCTTCTGGGCAAGGTAAGGCCAGTCTGTCTTCAAACGGCACCTTTGCGTGGTTGGGGTCGATCACATGCCCTACACCAATTGTCCAGAGCCTAGCTGGGCACCGGTAAGGTTTAAGTCTGATGCCCTCATGATGGGCAATCATCTTTAGAGCCTTAGGGCTTATCATTTCCCAAACGCCCTGCCACCGAAGTGAAACGCTATGATGCTTGCAAATAATGCTTGTGTTTCGTTATCCCAAAGCTGGTCAGCCAACTGATTAAAATCAACACCGCTGGTTAAGCCTTTGTATGCCAACACGCCATCAATACCAACCAGTAAAAAAAAGAATCCGTAGGTAATTACTGGTCTGACTGATGCGCGGAAGTCTTTCATAAACTGCGATGTACCTTCTGACAGTGCTGCGTCATGCGCGTATATTGCACTCATTTCTGCTTGTTGTGCGCCAATTAGCGAAACTTTCTCTGCAGAAGCTGTTTGGGTTTTAATCTCATCTAGCTTGATCTCTTCAATGCGCTGTTGCGCCACAAAACCAGCCGCCGCTAATTGTAGCTCGCGCTCGGTTTGCATTTGCGCAAGTTTTAGCTCATGCCCTTTATCAGCCCTGTCTTGGAAGAAGTCCAGTATCTTTGGCAGACCACCCATCAAGAAACTAACAAGCGTTGAAAGTAGTGTCAGCATTATCTTTTAGCCCTTTCTTCCATTAGTTTGATGCGAACCTGAAGGTCATGTAGGTCTTTGTAAATGTCTTCTTTTAGCTTGTGCCTAGCCTCTGCACTTAACGGGCTGTCTGTAGGTACTCCTTGCGGAGTTATTAATGCTGGCATAGAACCTTCAATCTTAGTCAGGCGGGTATTGAACGAACCAACTTCACCTAGCAGCCAACCAATAGCTGCAACAAGGATAGGCAACACAGCTTTTAAAATGTCTTGCATTGTCATTGCTCCCCCTGAATTTCTAAAAGTATCTTTGCGCGTAACTCACGCATTTTTCGTATTTCTTCCATCGCTGCAATCGTAGCGTTGTTCATGTCCATGTAAGCAATACCCATGACCGGCAACACTAGGACTAGCACAATACACAAAACAAGGACGGTGATGAGTAAACTCCACGGTATGTGTGGCTCATTCTTATCAGTATCATCACCCATAGGAACCACAATATTATGAACACGACCGCGAGAATTGACGTCATCTGTTCCGCGATTTTTCTTTTTATACTTGCCCGTCGCCATTGAGCCACCTGCTGCTTAAGTAGTTCTTGACGCTGAATTTCCGCACGTTCAGCTTTAACCTTATCGCGCATTGCTTCGAATTCCGACCATATAGCACCGAGTTCCTTTGGTGCTTGGTATACCATCATTTCACGTAGTTCGGTTTCTAGCCGAATCATTTCTTTTACTGCCATAACCCTATTAAATGCTTCTTGGTTTACTGACAGCTCAGGATCACGTGCTTTCTTTGTCTTTAACTCTTCTTCATGAACATGCGTTTCAAGCTGCTCATGCGCTTTAAAAAAGTGTCCCAAATGCCCACTAATATCAGCAACAACATCTTTGGCTTTGCCGTACGCGTCAACCAGCTCCATACCATCAGACTTTGCCTGTTGATATAGTTCACAGCCTTGTTTGATTGCACTTGCAGCCAGTTTTGCAGCAGCAAGAATTGTAAGCGGATCCACTTCATCCTACAAACCGTTTTAGCAATTCAGCAGCTACGCCGGGGCCTAATAAAACAAGAACCATCAATGCGTAAAGCAGATACTCAATCTTTTGCATACGCTTAGAGCCTTCGTCGAATCTGTTCTGAATGCTTTCATACCGTTCAGCGCAAACAGCCTCATGCACTGACAAGCGTGTATCGGTATCCTCAGCCATTTGCGACCTCTGGCTCTACAGCGTTAGCCGCTTGTATCTGCGGAATAGCTTGATTATGAATATTTTGAATAAGCTGGAATGAATGAGTGTAAGGAAGCTGACCTAATGCAGTCAGCAACTCGTTAATCTCGTCAATCGTAAATTTTAAATTGATGTCCATAATTATTGATCTTGTAGTTGTGACGTTGGTGGAGTGAAGTTTGTAACGTAACGCGCTACGCCTTTGGTGATGCGGAGGTCAGCTATATAACCGTTTAATGAATTAGATTGGTCTGTTCTAGACCCTTCCGCACCAACATACATTGGGACAGTTGAACTTAAATTTATA